CTTGTCCTACTTGTTTCGGTGCTGCGGGTGTCATCACCCTGCATTGTTTGCATCTCCGCATAGTAGGGGGTACAAGGTTCACCCTTATATATACATCCTTGTTAATAGGAGCACACACATGAAACAGAGGAAACTGCTCCTATGAACCAGCCGATTGGGCCCCTCCTTATGATATTTTCAAGATATTTACCAGATGCGGAGCGCGGACCATGCTTTTTATGCCTGGTCCGCATGCGATTACCATGGCGAAAGCAAAAACTGGGTCTTTCTGGCTCACTGAAGAACTGATACTTGACACACTCGACATCCCGGTACAAGGCACAGTATCACTTGCTTCATACGTTGACGTAGGTGACCGTCAAGCCATAGCCGTCGAGGAGGTGGATTTTATCGTTCAAGTGTTCAACACGACCAACAACGCATACAGCAACTCCTATCAGGGCGCCGCTACTGGTGCCACTACTTGGGGACTGCAACTCTCAGACCTAAATCCCGGAACCCAATTCATTGCCGCCGATGATAATGCACTCATCGCTTCTGGTGCTTTGCTCTATGATGACGGGAATAACGTGGCCAGTGTAGGACCGGATTTATTCCCGGACGCCTTTGGAACTTTGGATGACGCCCGTATGGTGGTTTCGGATAATCTCTTCTTCGTAGGAGTATTCCACGGAAGCGCCCTTGCGGCCAATCGACAGTACCGGGTTTGCGTAAGAATAAAGGCAAAAATAGTTACGCTCAGCCTCAAGGATTTCATGAGTATTGCCGTGCAGTCAAGCGCAAGTGAAAATTGAAGGTGTTCTCATGGACATTCATGTTCACATTCATGGGGGAGAGGTTGAAGAAGGCCGGGCTCCCACTAAAAGAAAGCGTAGTTCCGCCAAAAAAACCACTGCGACCAAGCCCAAAAGAAAGGGCAAACCGATGACTAGGAAGACTCAACTCGCCATCAACAAAGGCCGCCGGGAAGCCGGTATCAAGCCTATCAAGTGGAAGAAGAAGGGAACGAAATGAGCATTGAAGGTCCTGGCGTTATGGATAAGCCCCTTGATGGGGTTGATATCACAATGGGTAGTCCGGCCGCCTTCCCTGCTACCATAGCCGGGAATGATTGGGAGATAATTGCTCAAGGGCTTACACCAGCCTATGCGACGCGGTCCTATTATGACACATCCGGTTACAACATCAAACAATTAACCTGCTTCTTCCAAGGCGTAGACATTCAAGAGGCATGGGGTCCGCGAGGGACTTCTGAGTTTTTCCTAATTGATTTGATTACCACTCATAGAATGACACAACAACAAATTATTGATGCGCACATTTTCTTCGGGGCACCAGAAGGAGACCTCCCCGGCTTCCCCCGGAGTACCTTCGATATGTCACAAGTCATCTATGGGCGAACTAGGCAATTCCTTCCGCCATCTTCCGACTTTCAAGCATCACAATACTCCACCACAACATGGGGAACTTGTGTAGCTACTAGTGGGGATAAGATTTACCTCACCCGAATAGTATATCTTGATGGTACACCCGTGACAGGCGCAGCAGTGAATTCAATCATAAACATCCCCCCATGCGATTATGTAACGGCCATAATAGTCGCAGAGGAAAAAGACTTGCAATACATCATGCGCCAAAAGCGTTCTTTCGAAACGGCTCGGTGAGGGAATGGTAGGGAAGAATCCCTTCGCCCTTAGAGCGAAAATGTACCGCTCAATTGCTCTGTTCGGAACATGGTACACCTTAGCCAAGATGGATGACGATAAATTAACTTGGAAGGATGCACCCGAGACCGTAGGTTTTGCCGCCGGATTGACTTGGATTTGGTGGGACACCGCACTAGCAATAACTGCCGTATCTCCGACGCCCTTGGTTGTAGTTGAAGTTGCAGCCGTCAGTGGCCTTGTGGCATCGATTGCAATCGGTGGGGTTGAAGGTGGTGAGAAATACATTGATTATATCAACCCCTTGAATTATCCGGAACACGTGAAAGACCCCGAGAAGATAGAAGCATTAGTTCAGGCTTCAGACATTACTTTATCAGTTGTCAACCCTCTTCACATTCCAGCTAAGATGCTGGGGGAATTCATAGTAGAAAATATCCCTTGGGGAGAGGTCTTCAAGAATCGTTGGGTGACGGGTCCGCTTCTTCCATTTTAAGGTCCAAGATGCCCTTCTGCTCAAGAAACTTCTTCATTGCCGATTTAGGTGGGACTATCGTCGGTGAAATGTACATCTTCGTCTGCGGGTCGACTGAGAGGTCTCTCAGCGCCTCAGGAGCCCAACAGTTCACGCAAATGCCTTTGTTGAATGAATTGGGGTTGCATAGCCCATCCCAATTCCCTTCCGCTCGCGCTCGCTCCGAGTGAGTGTGGTGGAGCAAGTCAGCCTCAAACATCTCCTCTTGCAACTTGACCCGTACCCACTTTGATTTTTGTGGTAATTTCTGCCAGAGCAACCATGATTCATCATCAAGGCTGATGCACACTTGTCTACTTGACACTCTGCACCACCCCCCTAATCACTCCATCCATAACCCGCAACCAAGTCATCCGGTCTTCTGGAGTCAGCGACTCAAACCAATCAATAAAGGAGTTGACAACCCTCTTTTCTGTCTTGGTTGGAGTTCTCATTCTTCCACATCCTGGTCCCAGCCGTTGACAATATCATTTATCTTCCACATCAACCAAAAAGTCCTATCTCGTAGTGGCTCATCACTCTCATCAAACCGCCATACCTCTGTCAATCGCTGTATTAGGGCGACCTTCTGCTTGTCGTCCATCACATCCACCTCTTGAGGTTCTTCTGCTTGTTAGCGCAGTCGTAACAGACTACTAATTCGGCTTGTCCTACTTGTTTCGGTGCTGCGGGTGTCATCACCCTGCATTGTTTGCATCTCCGCATAGTAGGGGGTACAAGGTTCACCCTTATATATACATCCTTGTTAATAGGAGCACACACATGAAACAGAGGAAACTGCTCCTATG